GCAGCGTATAATGCGAATGTAGAAGTAGTTATAACAGTCATCATGTTAGCAATGTGTTGTTTCACATCAGCATCACATACCTTGCCAGGCATAAAACATCCAAATATAGTTGCCCCTACTATTCCTAACTGGAATAAAATTACAATCCTTATAAGATTTATAACTTGATTCTTTGTGTTATTTTTGTGGGACTTCTTCACGATAATTTCCTGGTTGATCTATACGAACAACACCTCCTGTTGATGTAGGTAGCATCTCTGCTAAAGCACTCCGAACTTCTTCTCTTACTATGAGTTGAAGTTCTGATTGTTTTGCTTTGATTCTTTTATCAGGACCACCAGTTGCTTGATCTATAGCATAGTTTCCACCAAAGATAGAACCACCACCTATCACAGCAACTGCTGTTCCTGTACTAGCAACCTTTTGTATGTCCATTACTTTTTACCGTATTTCAACCACAGTTTATATAAAACTGCTAATGTTATAACACCAGCAATCAATATACCAACATCTTTACCATAACCATTTGATTCTGGTTCTGCAACTTGTTGAATTGCATCTTGTACTTCTATTACCTCTTTAGGTATAGGAAGGTCTTTAATAATTGTTTCCATTGTTTTACTCCGTCAATGTACCAAATGATCTACGTATCTCACGTAGTGTTTCAAAATCTTTCTGCTTGGTTCCACCATCGTATTCCCATGCATATCCCTCAGTGATCATTTGTTCGTTAAGCGACAGGTTTGAATCCCCGATATAAAGCCACCCAAGAAGACGACCATATTTACCGACCCCACCAACAAGTTCAGTCCTAATAGAAAGCTCATCATCACCGTCAATAGCACCCTCGAGTTTGTCTTTAAGCCATGCAGTTGCATCCAAACCGAGTTCTTTTTCTTCAAGGTCACGAGTCCTCTTCTCTGGTGTATCTACTCCTGCTACTCTAACACGTTCTTTCTTATAAAGATCAAAACCTAAATCAATTGTAACATCGATGGTATCTCCATCAAGAACTCTATTAATCTCCGTTACTCGAAAGTTGTAGCAACTCTTCCGACTTGGTGGAACCATCGCTCCCATGTTTTTACCTCATAAGTATAGTATATAGTTATCCTTGCTCTTCTTGTCTTGGAAGATCAAACTTACGAGGTCTTGGATACATAACTCCACTCGCTGGTCTCTTTCCTTGAGTATGTTCTCTATTAAAACCCTGTGAATTCCAATATGCTTGTCTATTCGGAGTTCCTGCATGATCTCCATACCTCCATCCAGAATTTGGTGCTGTTCCACCAGTACCACCTTTAAGTTTTAGACAAGGAGAATTTGAAGCCTGTTGTGCAGGATCAACAGCAGTATCGGATGCAGCAGGAACATTCTCCCAATTAACAGTTAAAACAGACATTGAAGTAGGTTTCGATTCTGCTATCATTGCATTCTTCACTTGATCTGGTGTAGGCCATACTCCATTCAATGTATAATGCTTTTCCATATAACATGCTGCTTTTCCTGCTACTGTTGGCATAGCACAACTAGTTCCACCAAAAAATCCCCACTTCTCTCCATCTGCTAATGTAGGATCAGAAACATCTCCTGCTGTCCAAGTAGCAGTTCCACGACCTATAATGTCTACTCCAGGTCCTCTACCACTATAAAAGTCTAATGTTGGACTTCCTTCGCTATTACCTCCTGCTGCAACTTCAATTGCTTTATCAATTCCATGTGGTCCATAAACCCTGAATGGATACCAATTAGTGGTAGAAGTAGTACCTTTAGTTATCTTACAAGGAGAATTTTGAGATCCATCATCATTATAATCCATCGTATAAAGAGTTTTACTTCCACTGATAGTACAATAAGTTCCACTCCATCTTGCATCAGATTCCTTAACATAACATGCACCTGCATTACTAGGATTACTTATTACAATTATTCCAGCATCCCAACATTGTTCAATAGAAACATGGTAAGATGCTAATGTTTGTTGACCAAATGGTATTACCCAATGCCATGAATTATCATCTGGATCCATAAGTTGAAAAGGTATTATTCCTCTTGATGTAAATGCAGTCAAGTCGCTACCCCAACCAGCACCAGGTTCATTGGTTGTTCCACCATCTGGATCAGTTACGCTATCAATATCTACTATCTTAATTGCATATTTTTTATTAGTAGGAGGAGAATGCCACTCTAATATAAGTACTGTTGGATCTTTAAGACCAGTTGATCCATTAACAGATTTAGCATTATGCCACCCTTTAATAGCATCAAGACCAGCAGTTATACCATCACCAGTAAGGTAAGCTGTACGTAACTTTGATTTCTTTGCAAACCCACCCTGCAATCCACCAGATGCACTTAGAGTACCAACTGAATGAGAATTAAGCATGGCATTAGGAGTAACTTGATTATTAGAAGCATCACTCAAACCTGGCCAATTCATAGGAATACATCTAGTAGTTCCAGAATTATCAGGATCATTAAATTCTTTATGTGTATGGTATCCAGCATACTCTGAAGGACTACCAGATGAACCACCTTCTAATGCTACAATATCAACATTCTTTCCAGTGTAATTACTATAATAAGTTTGATCAACACCATCTCTTGAATACCCTGCATTATGATCAGATGGTTTTGATCCTAAGAAAGCAATATTATCTCTATCTCCAACTGGATCACTCCACCAATAATGTTCTCCTACTGGTGCCTTATCAGTGACCATAATATCAGTATCAAGATAATGTTGATATGATAGATAATCATCTCCACGATCTGCAGTATTACCTGTATCTCCTCTTATAGATTTGGTAGTTGTATATCTTGCTGGTATACTTGGATATACAAGTGGCGAATCAGCTTGCTCCTCAACTTCTACAGATACAACAGAGGAATGACTTTTAAGAGTATTGATATAAGATTCATCTACATCCAAAATAACAAGAGTTGGAGTATTGGGTAATCTATTTTTTAAATCAACTTCAGTATTACTAGTAACATCATTAATAAATGTAGTTTCATCAGTCCCATCTTTTAAAAGAACATCGACTTCTATTTTTGCCATTTTTATGCCTCAAGTTTCATATTAGTTAATGTAACTGTAATAGCATTACTACCAGATGTTGCTCGTTTATTTGTTACCTTTGCATATATTTGTGCTGCAGGAGTACTATCATTATTCCATCCAATAACACCTGGACTCATTAAAAATGTAGATGCACCACTAGTGGTTGTACTAACTTCCGTAATAACACCTGCTCCTGGTGCTGGATCTGTACCTTCTGTTCTACTACTATCGGAAGATCTAGATGCAGAATCAACATATAATACTACCCATGCAGGAGCACTAATGGCAACCTTAAGAAGTGCAAATGTTTTACTCTGTGTAGTGATTGTTATGTTTGCAGATGCTGCTTGAGCAATAGATCCTGTAGATGCCGAATTATCTGCTCTAGATGATAAAGCACCACCAGCAGTAGCAACCAAATCAATGGTTCCATCACCATCTTCATATGTCGCAGTAATATTTGTTTCCGTATTACCAGAGAACATTGCACCAACAATGTCCTGAACTTCTTCTGTTGAAAGTTGTGTATTGGTATCAGTAGCAACCAAATCAATGGTTCCATCACTATCTTGATAAGTAGCAGCAATATTTGTCTCTGTGTTGCCACTAAACATTCCACCAACAATGTCCTGAACTGCTTCAGTTGTTAATGTTGTTCCACTAATGTTAATCGTTTTAGTAGCACCTGTACCACTAGCAGTAACACCAGCACCAGTAAAGTTAAGAGTTGTGGCAGCAGTTGATAATGATGACCCTTCATCTTGAACTGTTATTGCACTAGCATCAGCAACTAAATCAATTGTTCCATCACTATCTTGATAAGTAGCAGCAATATTTGTCTCTGTGTTACCACTAAACATTGCTCCAACAATGTCCTGAACTGACTCAGTTGTCAACTGTGTATTATCATTTGCTGCATCTATAGTCAGAGTATCAGTTGAAGCATTCGTTGTAATAGTTACATTACTACCTCCAACAAAAGTCAAAGTATCAGTTGTAGCATCAGCAACTATATTACTCTGTCCACTAACTGCAATATTCTTGAAAGCCTCTGTTACTGTACCAGTACCATCTCCACCTTTCCATTTTCCTGTAGACGAATCATATTCCAAAACCTTCCCATTAACCATTGCAGAAGATATATCAACATCATCCAAATCTTGAATCCTAACGGCACCACCGCCACCAATGGTTGCTAATTGTTGCTGAATCCTATTCAGAAATATCTTATACTGTGCTTGAAATTCCTGCAGAGTTACATAATTTTTATCTAAAGGAGTTAAAGGATCACTATTGTCTGTTGATGGTGGTTCATTAAGAAGACCTTCACTAAGAGTCTTTTTATATGAAATTCCTATAATTTCAACCTTTTCTTCAAGTTTTCTAATATTATCTGATACATTACCTACAAGGATATTTTCTACTTCAGATATAACTTCTTCTTTTATCTCTCTAATATTAATTTGATTTTGACGTTTTTCAACTATCTCAATTCCTGTCTTTAAAGATACATGAGATCGTCTAAGATCATTTACTTTATTATTAAGATCTTCTTCAATATTATTAATCTTATTATTAAATTCACCTAACAACTCAGAATACTCATCCCTGAATGCTATAAGATCTAAATTACTATCTACAACTTCAGACAATGAACTATCTATAGAACTAGTAACACCCTCAAGTTGTTTTTTAAGTTCTTCTACTTTATTAAATTGCTCTTTTATATTAGTAAGACTTCCACTTATAGGAAGAGAATGCCCTTCAGAAGCATTTGTTTGTTTTTTAAATAACTCACCAGGTTTCTTTAAAGCCACTTCTTTCTTTATGATAAGGTAATACTATTCTATTTATTCTTCATCTATAGTCTGCTGATCTGAGTAGTCCATTAATGAATCCTCTATCATTTGATCTATTGGAGTACGATCCTTTCTTGACTCATGATCTCTTAGTTTTTGTATCCATTCTCCTGTAGGAAATGAATGTCCCATATGTGCTATTGTATAATCCACATCATCTCTTGTATCATATAATATAACTGTATGAGTAAAAGCATCTGGAATCTCTTCATCAAAAGATTCATCTGTTATTGTTTCTTCAAATTTTCTAACTAATACATCATCCCAGTCTGGACAATAGGTAGGTTCACCATCTAAACGAGGACTACATGCTTCTGCTGATGGTGCAAAATATCCTGCTCCAATAAAAGCAACCGCTATCGATCCCAAGAGACCTATAGCGGCTACGACTTTCTCATTTGCTCTAACTCTTTCAGTGAGCTCCTTCTGTTTCTCCAGTAATCTCTCCACTTGGGATTCCAAGACTGCTATCTTCACTTCGTTGCTCATTAGGATACCATGTATCATACATGAATATGTAGTAAATTGCAACCC